CTCTTGGTTTACTTTGGTAATATCTATATCTTTGTAAGTGCGCTTAGTAACTAGAGTACGTAAATCATCAGTACGTTTCTGATCCTATTCAAATCCTCTTTGTTTGAAATTTAAACCAGAATACCTAGTCTTCCAGAATTTATCAATAGCTTCATTAATGAATGACATAATAGTATCGGATGGTAATTTGCCAGCTAAAGATAATTCAGGATTGATTAACTGTAATCGTCTCTCTACTTCTATTTGTAATTCTCTAGGGCTCATTATTCATTTAAGCTATCAAGTTGTACTTTAGTTTGTGCTCTCTATGACTCTATAGTCTCTAGAGCAATCTCTACGGCTCTGTCTACTACTTCATTAAGTACATAATCAGGTACTTCGGTAATATCCTTATTATAGTCTTTATAACTAATAGTTTCAGGATATTTAATATAAGTAATATCTGCTGTATATTGTTCAGAAGACATGCGTATAGGATCTATATAGATCTTTAAAGTATTATCTTCTAATACTGCTATAGGAGTTTCAATCCAAGGTATATTGTTATATGTTTGTAAGAAACCCTTAGCTTTTTCATGATCTGTTAATGAACATGTTGTTGCTTCACCATTAAAGTGAAGCACACAATCTACATAGAACATTCTTTTAAGCTATTCTCCGTCATTAAAGAAATTAGATAAAGTAAGCACATTAGAATGTGAGTATGGATATACTAATGATAATGCTGTATCTGTCTTAATTAGTTTCTATAGATCAGCAATACGTTTAACTGCACCTTCAAATCCTACTTTTAAAGTATTATTGCCAGTGTACTTATTACATATTACCTCTATATATGCCTAATTAAGAAACAAATCTATTTCTTCAGGAAGGAATGCAGGGCAGCCACCGAAAGCGACTGCCTCTGAATTCTTATCCATGAGAACTTTAAATGCCTTATGTAAATCAGATATCTTCATTATTTGGATTTAATTTCATTCATAATGGCTAACTTAATGTCTTGATTTTTCTTATCTTGTAAGTAAACAATAACATCATCAATACCATTACCAATCAGATCTGTACCAAAGAAGTATTGAGTTCTATTCTTACGAATAATATTTTTAGCAATAGCTTCTTCAATAACAAAGTTAATTTCTTTATTTGGGTTATTTACCCATTTCAACATAAACTTATCAGGTGCTGTTTCAACTTGTTCAGTAAGCTTAGCTTCAACGAGTTCATTTGACATAGTATCTGATTTCATACCATATAAACGTAAGCACTTACGCATATCTTCAATAGACATTTTATCTAATTCTCTATATGCTTCACGCTTAATCTTATTGATACGATTAGCTTGTTCTGCTTCAGAGTCTTTATTAATCAGTACATAGTCTTTAGAAGGATTCATATTAGCTAATCCATCTGCTACTCGTTTGTGACCTTTAAGGAACAGATATTGCAATTCATCCAACGGCTTATCTGTATCCAGTATTAGATCTCTTTTACCAAGTTTAACTGCGAAGGTAGTCCAAAAATCGCTATTAGGAGACAACTCACCTTCTTCTTTATTTAAGGCTTTCTCTAATCTACGAGCATCTTCTGTACTCAAGCCAGTGTAGATATTACCAGATCTAGTCCAGTAAGGTCCTACATAATCAAATGTTGTAGGCCATTTTGTAAGTCCGGTCCAAGGATTTACTTTAACTATTCTAACGATTACTTCCATAATATCAAATATTAGATTCTATCAAGTTAGGAAAAAGAAAAGGCCAGCCGAAACTGGCCTTTATTAGCTTATTCTTTATATCTCCAAATATATTTTAAGTTTCCTAAAGAGTGAGCAGAGCCTGTATTAGATTCTCCACTTAATTGTCTTTGAATGGTTCTTCTGTCACATCCTGTAGATCTAGACGCTCCAATAATACTGGGATATTCTCCTATTAATTCTCCCGTCTTTGGGTCATATTGATATACTGCTTTTGCTATCTTCATCCCGTTTTCTCTTACTATCTCTAGTTGAGAGCCAGTTAACTTTGATCCTAATAACTGTTGTCTTCTAGCTTCTCTACATTTTTCAGAAATTACATGACCGCCTTTATCTGTATTATAACCTATTTCTGGATTAGTACTATTGAGTTTGGCAATCCATTCTATTTCTTTTTTATCAGCTTGATGTCTTGTTCCAGTAAATTCTTCAAGTAATTCTACACTGAAATTTTCTGGTTTATCTTCTCTTACTGCTATATAGAGAGCACAATTTAAATCATTAGGCCTTTTTGATTTAATAGCGTGACTCATGTGATCAGAAAAGCGTTTAAAGATTTCTCTTTTAGTTTGACCTATATATATTTTATTGTTTAGTCTGTTGGTAATTTTATAAATTCTATATGTATTTTCCATAAGTTATAACTTTTATTGTTTATACATATATAACGTATAGAATTAATAAA